ATGGACGTTTATTGTTTGTGATGTATGGATTTTCAAGGTTTTATAATTATTTGTTACGGTTGTTGTTACGTTAGCCCTCTAAAAAGCTTACAAATTCATCTGGAGTTTGTTTTTCTTCCTCTTCCATTATGTGGGAGTAGATTTCTAGGGTTATGGTTGGGTCGGCGTGGCCTAGTCTTTCTTGAATATACTTTATCGATTTGCCCATTCTTAAAAGTATGGTTGCGTGGGTGTGGCGGAAGCCGTGGACTGTGATTTTGTGTAGGTTGTTTTTTTCTATTATTCTATTTAATATTTTTAGTGGGTAGGATCTTGTTATCATTTTACCGCTTCTTTCGAAGATATATTTTTTGTTTGTTTTCTTTAATTTTATTAGGGTATCGGTTGTTTCTCTATCTAAGGTTATTTTTCTTGTGTTTCCTGTTTTGGTGGTTGAAATTATTTGTTTGCCATCTTTGTCTCTTGAGATAGATTTGCTTATGGTTAGGGTATTGGTTTTGGTGTTTAGGTCTGTCCATTCTAGGGCTAGGGCTTCTCCTAGTCTCATGCCTGTGTGGGATAGGAGTCTAAAGAAGGCGTAGGTTTGGGGTTGTTGGGTTTCTTTGGTGATTTCTAGGAAGGTTTTGAGTTCTTCGGGTGTGTAGTAGTTTCTGTTTTCTATGGTTTTGATTTCTCTTTTTTGTTTTGGAATTTTGATTTTTGCAAAGGGGTTGGTTTCTATGGCATGGAGGTCTTTGGCGTAGTTTAAGACCGCTTTGGTGTATATATTTATACTGCTTATATTCTTGTATCTTTTAGAGGCGTCGATTATAAAGGTTTGGGCCTGTAGCTGGGTAAATTCTTTTAGGAGAATATCTCCGATATAGGGGGTTATCTGATTTTTAAATAATGATTTTATTTTATATACACTTTGGTCTTTGACGGTGGTTTGCCATGTTTCAAGCCATATTTCATAGGCATCATTAAATGTTTTTATTTTGATTTCTGGTTTGGTTGGAGTTTGGGTTCTTAGTTTTAGATAGGCGTTTTCGGCTTGTTTTTTGCTTTTAAAGCCCTGACGATTGGTTCTGATTTCTTTGCCTGTGAGAGGGTCTTTTCCTAGGTAAATGTTGAATTTGTAGTAGGTTTTACCATCTTTTGTATAGCTATAGATTTTCATGCTTGCTCCTTTCTTTTGATTATGGTACTCTTAAAGAGGACGGGGCTATTAATAAATCATTAAATGTCGTGTCTATAGGTTTTATAAAGCACCAGGGTTAGTCGCCTGGTGCTTTTTGTGTCAACAATTTTGTTACTTATTTAATCTTAATTAAATGCGTATTTGTCGTTTAAATATAAAAAATTTTTGCCGTCTTTTTTCTTTTTGTTAATAAAATAGCTTCTGTTTAAAATCCGGGTTAATGTCGTACTATCAATTTTTTCATTTAATTCTTTTCTAGCTTTTGTTTGTTCAACCCCCATATTATTGGAGATATATTCTATTACAGCATACATATTTTCAGGATAATGTTCTATCATATTCTTGATTCTTAACTCTAATTCTGGGCAATTATCATATACTCCTAAGCACTTTAAGTCTTCATAAAGTTTTTTGGCCTCTTTAACTTTGTTACACCTCATTAAAATATCAATGGTTTCTGATCTAATAGGCACGTTAGGAGGTATACTTTGATTAACTCTTTCCCAATACTTTAATACACCTTTTAATCCTTTAAAATTATCTTTAGAATTTTCTATATACAAGTTAATTTGATCAGCAGATGGATTTGTTTTTCTAAATTCTCTCATTCTATTAATTGAATCATAGTACAAGTTTAACGCTTCATTTTCTTCTTTGTTTGGGTAAAAGTCAGGATTCCACTCGTATAATTCTTCTGCCGATATGGTATATGATGGTTGCGACTCAACTATTTCTTCTTTAGAGCTAGACGAAACTTTTTTAGTTGTTGATGTGTTAAAAATATCCCGTATAGATGTTGTAGTTTCATGATAAACCTTGTTGTATGCAGCTTTCTCGGGATTTTTTAATATCCCCATTCCTTTCTTGCCATATCCTGGCTTTATAGCTTTATTTAAAGACCTTTTCATTTTGCCTGTTGTTTTGGCTTTTATCTTTCTTTTAAGGCTTGGCTTCCTGATTCCAAATTTCATATTTTCCTCCTATATGTTATAGTTGTAGTGTGTGAAGGCAGTCTATATATGTAGGCTGCTTTTTTATATTTTTCTTCTAATTTCTTTTACAACTCCCAAAATCCTTACTGGGTCGTCTCCTGGACCATAGGTCCTTGGAGCATAGTTGGCATTTATGGGCTTTAGGGTTATAGTGCCATTTTCATTTTTTATTACAGTTTTCAGAGTTGCCTCATAGCCATTTACATAAACGGCTGCGTCTGTTCCGCTTTCACAGTCGGGAGTTTTTTCTATTATTACGGTGTCGCCGTCTAAATATTTTGGATACATGGAGTCTCCGTCGACTCTTAGGCCTAGGTAGGTTTTGTTTTTGTCGTATTCTTTTAGGGATAGGTCTTCGGTATCGGATATGTCTTCTATAGCTTCTATGGGGATACCAGCAGGGATAGAGCCGTAGATGTTGATTGTGATGTAGTCCTTATTTTGGATTGGTTCTTTTTTTTCGGGCTCTCCTGTCAGCTCTGATATGCTAATACCATATATGCTTGCTAGCATTTTTAGTTTGGAATATGGAGGTTCATTTCTTCCTTGTTCATATGAACCATAGGCAGATGTTTTTATATTTAATTTTGGTGCTATTGTTTCTTGAGTGTACCCATTTAGTTTTCGGTAATATTTTAAGTTTTCGGTTAAATTTGTCATATTAATTACTTCCTTTTTTTGTATTTTACTACTTACAATGGTGTAATACCACCATTTAAAATGGTAATATATAAAGAAATACATTTAAAATACAAAAAAAGATTTGACAAATACCATTATAAATGGTATTATATAATTAACAAAACAAGAAAGGAGGATAACAAGTGAAGAAAAAGGAAAATAAAAAAGATGATATCTTAGTAAAAAGATTAGCCGTTGTAGCCACAACACTAACAATAATCGATAAATTACTAGATATCACCTTGAAAATATTAGATAGGTTAGGGCTTTAAGCCTTAACTGTCTATCACTTGTTTATTATATATGAAAGATTATGAGAAAGCAATAGAAAAGTTATTGAAGATTCTAATAATTGTTATAAGCTTGGATATAGTTTATAAGGTTATTGATATTTTTTTAAGATTTTTTTAAGAAGAAAGGAGGAAACGATGAGTAAAGAAGACAATAAAAAAGATGACCAACTCATAAAGTTAGCTCTTATAACTGCAGTAATCAGCTTGGTAGAAAAACTAATAGAGTTAGTCATCAAAATCATAGATATAGTTAGGGCTTAGCCCTACTATATCATAACTATACTCATCATAAGTAAATATGAAAGATGATAGAAAGAAAATTGAGCTTGTACTTAAGGCTATAATTGGATTGAATGTTATAAGTATTTTGTTAAGTTTGATTAATTTGTTTAGGTAAGGAGGTTGTATGAAGGCGGAAGATATTAAAAAATTCCTTGAATTCAGAAAAAAATTCACAAAAAGAGAGTGGTTTGAACTAAACAAAGCTGTCGGTGAACAAGAGAATAAAAGAGCCAACCAGATAATCTTGGATGGCTCTGATGTTAATGAGATTCTTGATAGACTTAATCGACACACAGACAATTCTATAAATATTAATATCAAAGAAGAAAAACTTTCTTCAGATGATAAAAATCTCATTTCAAATACAATTGATAATGTTATTCACTCAAAGAAATACCGATGATTTGGTCGTAAAAAATACTTATTATTGGTAAATTTATTTTGTTGCCAGATGTTATTATTTCAGCATTTTTAAGCGTTAAAAAGATGCTGATTTCACTATCAGGCTTCTCTTCGTCAAAGCTTTTTTTGATTGATTCATCCATTGATATAAAAACGGATTGTAAAGTAGTAGGATTTTCGTTGGAGTTATCAATTAAGTCACCTACAACTAAACCAAAAGATGTTAGAACAGCAATTCTATTATTTTTGAATATATCAATATCAGTTTTAAACATATTTACAAAAGCTTGGACTGTAAGAGATTTATCATCATTAAACATAAGAACACCTCCTTTCTTGCTATTATAATAATATTATACCACATATAGGGGGTGAGAAAGATATGGAAACTAGATATAGTATGTTGAAAGATTTGAGGAAGAAATATAAGCTTACTCAAAAGTTTATAGCTGAGCTTTTAGAAATAAGGACTAATGTTTATCAAGGATACGAGTATGGAGAAAGAGAGCTACCAGTTAAACACGCTAAGAGATTGGGAAGATTCTTTCAGTTTGATTGGTGGGAGCTTTATGAGGATTAGAAGGGGGTGATTGTTATAGCAGATAATAATATAAGAGTCCTTAGGGCTATGAAGAATGTTAGTCAGAAAGAATTAGCAAAGGCGGTAGGGGTTAGCCAGCAGACTATAAGTACTGCTGAAAATACTTCTAGGATGAGCCTTACTACTGCGAAGAAAATAGCTGATTACTTTGACGTAAAAATTGATGATATTTTTTTAAATAAAAATACCATTTTAAATGTTAATAACTAAGACACAACGTTTTAAATGCGATTATAAATGTTATTAGGAGGATTAATGAATGAATTAGCAAGCCTTAATCAGATTGTAGCTGAGATTAAATTTTTTGAAAATCAGGAATTCAATGAGAGAAAGGAAGAAATATGAATAAATGTTATTACATTGTAACTATAAAAATTAAAAAATATGAAAATAGGTTCGTAAGTAATAGGAAAACTATGTATTTAATTGATTTACAAGGGAGTATGTCTAAATCAATTGAAGATGCTATTTTGTTTTCAAATGATAGCTTAGCAGAAAATATTGCAGGCAAGATTGAGAAGTCCATAGAGGAAAACTCAGATTATATCTGTGCCTGCAATGTAGAAAAAGTAAGTATATTTGAAGCGGCTAATTTAGATATGATTTAGAACATTTTTATAGAAAGGAAGAGTGAATGAAAAGATTCTTAGAAAAGATAGAGGTTGATAAATTAATTGAAGATAATTTCAATTCTGTAGCTGAATTTTGTAGAGAACTTAATATTTCTAGATCACACTTTGATGGAATGATGAAAAGAGAAATAGCTTGTGGTAGAAAAACTCAAAATAAGTTAAAGAATTTGGTTGAAAGCTATGGAATTGATATTGAAGATTTGCTTGAACCTTTACCTATTATTATTGGAGATAAAAAGGTTAAGGAAATTATAATTTCTGATAATAAAAATAGGTTAATAGTTTCAATTAATTCTAATAGTGAGATAAGTGATGAAAATTACAGAGTAGAGTATATCCCATTTTCTTAATCTAAATTGTTATTTTTAGATTTATCAGGATTGGAAACAGGTGTTTCTATACCATTTATCAAACGAACATGATAATTTTCGTAATTGCCAGCTTTTATAGATCTAACGAAGTCTTGTCTTGTCATATATCTACCAGACTTTGTGTCTTTAAAGTTTAAATTTCTTCCGGTTGAAGATTGGTTTGTGGTTATTACTCTTTTCAATTGGCACCTCCTTTCTGGATAAAATGTTTAACAAATTAAGAGATATACTCTACTAGGAAAATTTTACCATCTTTGACTATAAAAAGCAATATATATAGTTATTATAATTTTATAACATACTATATATTGTGGTTTTTAAATTTATAAAGAAAGGAAAAATGAATGAAAGATTTAAAAATATTTGATAATGAAGAGTTTGGACAAGTAAGAACATCGATTATTGATGATGAACCGTATTTTGCACTCAATGATGTTTGTAGGGTACTGGAAATTGCTAATCCAAGAAACGTGAAGGCAAGATTGAATGGAGATGGCGTCCATACTATGGACGGTGTCGATTCTCTAGGAAGAAGAACAGATGTAACAATGATTAGCGAGTCAAACCTATACAAACTAGTCTTCCAAAGTAGAAAGCCAGAGGCAGAAAGATTTGCAGACTGGGTAACAAGCGAAGTCCTACCATCCATAAGAAAGCATGGGGCATATATGACGGACGGAGTAATAGAAAGAACTCTTACAGATCCTGACTATTTAATAATGCTAGCGACTAACCTCAAGGAAGAAAAAGCAAAGAGAGCATTAGCTGAGGCACAAATTGAAAGAAATAAGCCTAAGGTCCTATTTGCCGATACTGTATCTGCTTCTTCTAGGTCTTGCTTGATGGGCGAACTTGCTAAGATGATTAGTCAAGAAGCTATAAGGCAAGGCAGAATTAACGAAAAGATTGGGCAGAACAAGCTATTCTCCTGGATGAGAAACAACGGCTATTTATGTAAGTCAGGAGAAAGAAAAAATCAACCGTTACAGCAGTATGTAGAGCAAGGATTGTTTGAGATGAAGAAAGGTTCTTATGTTGATAGCAAGGGAGCTAATGTGATTACTACAACTACTAAAGTTACAGGAAAAGGACAAATATACTTTATAAACAAGTTTTTGGGATAGGAGGCAATATGAAAGTTTCAATAGCCGAGAGGGATTTTCTTAATAAGACGGAGATGGCGGCTTGGCTTGATATGAGTGTGAATACGCTCGATAAGATGGTAGAAGAGGGATTGCCTATATATAGGTGGTCTAGGAAAGTTTATTTTTTAAAAGATGATGTGAAAGAGTTTTTTAGAAAGAATTACATGCATGTTAACGAAATATAGGAGGAGTTTATGACACTAAGAATATTCGGGAGAAAGAAGACAAGTAAGAGAGCAAAAAGAGCAGATCTAAGAGTTATAGAGGGGGTGGATTTAAGAAGTCGTAAGAAGGAGCATAAGAAAATCTTAGGCTATAGAAGAGAAATGCTAATAAGTATTGATCCAGACAATAAAAAAGCCCTTAGCGTGAATTAAGGGACAAATTAAATAAGCTATACGAGGACTATACCTTATAGCTAATAAGGAGTAAAGATGAATTTTAAAAGAAGATGTGAGTTTACAAGAACTTTGAAGACTATAAAGTTAAATGATTTGAAATTTTTAAGAGATTGGCTAAAAAGCAAAGAAAGTGAAGCAGACCGAGAGGATAAGATGGAGCTTTTAGATATAGAGATACAAGGAAGAGAGAGTCTTTTGAGGAGGGCTGAGAGTTTATGAGAGTTAAGTTTACAAGGATCCTATATGTGGAGGATGAAGTTGATATCCCACTTCAAACAATCGAAGAAAATCATGATGGAGATATAGAGGGAGCTTTAAAGGCGAAATATATCGTTTCAGATAATTGCAAGATAAAGGATATCATCTTTGAGGATATCGAAGAGGGAAAGCTTGATGAAGATGACAAGGCTTACCTTAAAATGAGAGATGATGAAGCTAAGGAAGATGAGAGAATTTTAAAAGAGCAGTATTATAGGGGGCTTATGTAATGGAGAAGCTTGCTAATGTTTCGAAGCTTAGTCGTGAAGAATGGCTTGAGCTTAGGAAGAAAGGGATAGGCGGTTCTGATGCGGCGGCTGCTTGTGGGCTTAATAAGTGGAAGTCTAAAGCCCAGCTGTATTTTGAAAAGACAGGTCAAGTCGAAAAGGATATAGATAATGAGATTTTAAGGCAAGGAAGAGATCTAGAAGATTATGTGGCTAAGAGATTTACCGAAGCTACAGGTAAGAAGGTTAGAAGAAATAATTTTATGATGGTAGATACAGACCATCCTTATCTACTAGCTGATATAGATAGGGAGGTAGTCGGAGAGAATGCTATCCTAGAGTGCAAGACAACTAGTCCTTATGCTAAAGATAAGTGGGCGGATGGAGCTATTCCTATTAATTATGAGCTACAATGCCACCACTACATGATGGTAACTGGAGCAGAAAAGTGTTATATAGCATGCTTGATATTCTCAACAGACTTTATCATAAGAGAAATTCCAAGAGATGAAGAAGTTATCGAGATGTTAAAATCCCAAGAGGTTGATTTTTGGGAGAATTATGTGCTAAAGGGAGAGATCCCAGCACCAGATGGGACAAGTGAGTATGACCAAGCCCTAAAAGATAGGTTTAAGGGCGGTCTTGAGGAAGAGGTAAGCCTTGAAGTAGATAAGACAGACTATGAGGCTTATAAGGAGAGAAAAGACCTTATAAAGACACTAGAAGCCGATAATAAGGAGTTTGAGCAAAAAATAAAGCTCCAGTTAAAGGATAACAATTTTGGGGCTAATGACTTTTTGTCTGTATCATATAAGCCTTATACAAGTAACAGATTTGACAGTAATAAATTTAAGATAGATGAACCTGATTTATACGGAAAATATACAAAACAGTCAGAGTCTAGGAGATTTTATTTGAAGGAGATTGTGAAATGAAGATAGATTCATTAAAAATTAAGATGTTAATGCTACAAAAAGGCTTTAATATTTGCGGATTAGCCGAGGAAATGAAATCATCAAGGCAATGGTTGGGCGTGGTCTTAGAGCGTGGACACGCCACATTAAACTATATAAGCAAATTAGCCAAAGCCCTAGATGTAGACCCTAAAGAGATTGTAAAGTTGGAGGATTAAATGACTAACGCAAAGAACGCACTAAAGAAAAATACACAAAATAAGCCAGCTTTAAGCAAGCAGGATACTGTTAGAGGGCTTTTAATGAGCATGAAGGGGGAGATCCAAAACGCCCTACCAAGTTATTTGCCAGTTGAAAAGTTTGTTAGGACTGCCTTAACTGCAATTAATTCTAATCCTAAGCTTGCAAATTGTACTCAACAAAGCTTACTTGCAGCTATTATGAATTCTGCTCAATTGGGATTGGAATTTAACACTCCATTGGGTGAGGCTTATTTGATCCCTTACGGGTCTACTGTGAACTTTCAAATCGGGTACAAAGGACTTTTAAAATTAGCTTATAATACTGGGCAATTTAAGAGAATTACAGCAAGAGAAGTGAGAGGAAATGAAGACTTCGCTATAGATTACGGAACTGGCGAGATAAGCCACAAACCTTGCTTGACTGGTGATAGTGGAGAGGTTATAGGCTACTATGCTATTTATCAGACCAAGGACGGTGGTCAAGATGTATTTTATATGTCAAAGGCTGATGCAGAAAGATACGGCAAGACCTATTCTAAGAGTTTTTACTCAGGCCCATGGAAGACAGACTTCGACTCCATGGCCAAGAAGTCCTGCTTGATCCAAGTTCTTAAGTATGCTCCTAAGGCTATTGAGTCTCAAGGACTTATCCAAGCTATGAGCTTTGATAATGCTAATTTTACTGGTAGTCAAAAAACAGTTGACAACCACTATGATTTTGATGTGAATTATGAGGTCGTAGCAGAAGAGGAGCAAGAAGAGGCTCCAGCTAATGTTGACAAGGATCCAGGAGAGATTATCGAGGAGAAGAAAGACAGCAAGCAGGATGATTTTTTCGGAGATGATTTTGAGCCAGTCAAGGAGGTCTGATTGAGTGATAATAAGAGGTATTATTGGCTGAAATTGCCAGAAGATTTTTATGATGATGACACGATCCAATGGATAGAGGACCAGGAGAATGGAGCGGCTTATGTAAATTTTTACTTAAAGCTACTCCTAAAGAGCCTATCAGATGATGGTAGGCTTATAAGATATGTCGGTCAAAGGCTTATGCCTTATGATGTGAAGTCTCTTGCAAGATTGACTAATACTGATACTGATACTGTTAGGGTCGCCCTTGAGCTTTTTGTGAAGATTGGTCTTGTAGAAAGGCTTGAGACGGGGGAGCTTTATATGAATCAGATTGAGGAGATGATAGGCAAGGAAACAGAAGCGGCTAGAAGAAAGCGTAAATATAGAGCAAGAAGAGCTATCGAGGGCAATAAAAAAGCCTTACCTAATGGGACAATGTCCCAAGAATACAGGACACCGTCCAATCAATGTCCCACAGATAATAGAGATAAGATACAAGATACAGAGTTAGAGAAAGAGAATAGAGACTATAATAATAAGCCGGATTTTGGAAAAAATGAAAATCTAGTTATTGATTATTATTATAATTCGGTAAAAAACAACACCAATAAAAAGGATTTGAAGGAGATAGTCGAGGCAATAGAGACCTTTGGTTGGAGAAAGGTTTTTTACACTCTTATTTATTTGAAAGAAGACCAAAAATCTAATATAAGCGGTTTTAATTATGTGAAAACTGTACTTGAAAGCAAGAAATATGAAGATGATTTTGTAATTGATTATGTTGTTAATAGAGAGATTAAGAAAATGAGGAAAGGAATATGAATAAGGTTTTATTGATTGGCAGGCTTACTAAAGATCCTGACCTAAGATATACGACCAGCAATATGGCGACTTGTTCTTTTACTTTGGCAGTTGATAAGGGACTAAGCAGAGAGAAAAGAGAGGAGGCGGAGGCGAACAATCGCCCTACCGCTGATTTTCCAAGAATAGTAGTTTGGGGAAAGTTAGCTGAAAATGCTAGTGCATACCTAAGCAAAGGTAGTAAGTGTGCTATCGAGGGAAGGATCCAGACGGGTTCTTATCAAGATAGGGAAACAGGCAAGACTGTGTACACGACAGATATTATTGCAGATAAGGTTGAGTTCATAGATAGTCAAAATCGCACGCAGGGTAATGCAGGAGCGACAGAAAGAGATAATAGGGGCAATTACACCAGCAAGGGTGGAAATTATCATAGAGGGCAAAATGAGGACGATTTCTTTGGTGATGATTTTCAAGAGGTGCAAGATGATGGGAGGATATATGAATTTAGTTGTTAGTTTTGTTAATGGTCGAGAAAAGTATTTTAAGGTTGACGATTATTGTTTTGATGAAGAAATGGGGTACTTGGAATTAATTAGATGTGAGAAAACTGCTGGAATGATTAGTCTCAATCAAATTATTTGCTGGTATGTGGAGGATTGATGGCTTATAACAAGTACAAGAACAAGAAAACTATTGTCGACGGTATACCATTTGACAGCCTCAAGGAAGCCAGGAGATATCAGGAACTTAAGCTTTTAGTTAGGGGCGGAGTGATTAAGGATTTGGAATTGCAGCCAGTTTTCGAGCTGGTTCCAAGTCAAATTTATAGAGGTAAGACCATGAGGAAGGTTAGCTATATTGCTGATTTTATGTATAAGGACATTAAAAGGGATGTTACGGTGGTGGAAGATGTAAAAGGCTTCAAGACAGATGTATATAAAATCAAAATGAAGTTATTTTTGTATAAATATCCCGATTATGAGTTTAAGGAGATCAGATGAGAAAGCAAGTTATGCCAGTTTTGGAGATTGGGAAGTTTTATAAGATTCGTTTCAAGGATGTTAAGGCGAATAGTAAGTATAAGAAGGCAGATGAAGGAAGGCTAGTTTATCTTGATGATAGGTTGGCAGTTTTTGATAATGGCAGATATAGGGATTGTCAGATGGTTAAGAATTATAAGTGTGATTGGGAGGTGATGAGGGGATGACACCTCAAATGACAGAAACTTTGTTTTATTTTATGATAGCGTTTGTGTTTAAAATGGGTTTTGAAGATACTGATATGGAAAGAGTCAAAAATATATCAAAAGCTGTTGTTGCAGCGATTGCTTTTAAATTTATATATTTGGTATATTGGCAATGGCAATATCTAGGATAAGTGTTGAGTACAGTTGAGTAAAGTTGAGAAGGAGTTGAGAAGATGACTGAATTTTATTATGTGACAATATCATGCGAAGCTCAAGATTACTATGAAGTGATGGCTGATAGCGAAGAAGAAGCGAAAGAAAAAGCTTGGAAAATAGCTTTAAAAGCAATACCTAATGCAGACCACCCGATTATACACGCTGAAAGTCAATCAGAGAGAAGACAACAAGAGGAATTTCAAGAGTTTTTGGAACGGAAGAAAAACGAAGAAAGGGATTAAAAGATGTTAGAAAATGATTATTGTCCATATTGCAAGGCTGAACTAGAACCAGAAGATGTAGTGGAAGTTTGTGATATTACAGGAAACAAACAAGTGGAGTGTCCCAATTGTGGGAAGCATATAAGAGCGAGTTTTGAACCGAGATTATGTATGTCACTAACAAGCGAAGAATACTATCTAAGGCAATTAGAGCGTGAAAAAGAAAGCTATAAAAAAAGACTCAAATCAGAAGATGATCAAGAAGGTAAAGATTTTTATGAAATGATGATCAAGGAAGTAGACGAAAAAATAGCAGAAGCAAAAGCAAATATAGAAGAAAATAAAAATCAAGAATAGGAGAACAACAAATGATAAAAGAATTAGAAAAGAGAAATTTAACATTGAAAGACTTTAAAGAATTAGTGGAAAAATCAGATAACAAAAAAGCTAAAAGATTATTACCTTACATGTTAAGTGATGATTGTTCGGAAGAACAACTTAATAAGTTGGTAGAGTCATTTTTCAAATTAGAAGAAGAATCAAATTAAAGCTATCGAAAGCGATTGTGAAGCAGGGAGGCAGGAGAATTTATGAAGACTAAGGAATTTATAAAAAGAGTTGAAGAGTTAGGGTTTGAAGTTGAATCTATTGGACTGTTTTACCGAATTAAAAATAAAAACGATTTAGTAATCGCTGCAATATGCAAAAATGTATTGCTACAAATTAATACAAATTATCTTGGATGGGAGTTTGTTGATGAAGAGGATAAGACAAAACTGTTTAACCTGTTTTTCGATTATGCAAAGACGCCTATTGGGAATAGGGGGGAGAAAAAGTTTTATTTTGATTTGGCTAATTTTAAATTAGTGGAGGTGGAAGAATGAATTTTAGACCAGACCCAGCAGAATGGGAAAATAAAAAAATGACTGAACCATCGGTAGGTGGAGATTTTAGTCTAAAGACACTAGACGGTCTTAATTTAATAAATATGTATAGAGGTTATGATGTATTTTATGCTCATTGGATAGCTACTAATAGGCTGGGGAAATTAGAGGATGCCTTGACACTTAAAAAACAAGAAGATTGGCACGAAGATTATGGAGATTGTATTTGGTTTAGGAAAAATAAAGGATGTTTTGAACCTGTATATATAGGGGGTTGTCTTGATGATGATTTTCCAAAAGCTTATGCAGAATTTTTTATACAAGTACCTATTTTATTTGATGAGGATTTGGTGAAGGTAAAGGATGAGTAAAGGTCGAAAAACCAAGCTTAATTTTAAAGTATGGGACTCAAAATTTGACATTTGGGCTCATTTTATGATTATCGACAATATGCTTTTTGTGATGGAACCATTTACAGGCGTTTGGATTAGAGATGACGAACAGAAAAGATTTAAACTAAAACGTGCTAAAAAAGAGGTGGAAGAATGAAAATCACACTTTATTATGATGATTGTAGACACTATTCTGATGTTGATTATCCTTGTAAAACATTAACTGTTAAAGATTATGAAGAGCTTGGATTCCTTTTTTCTAATAAGTCAGAATATATAAGATGTGATAATGAAGGTGGACATCAAGTGTTATTGAAGAAAGATAGAATAATTGAAATTTGGATAGGAGAAGAGAATGAAGGATAAGAAATATCAAATCAACTTGACGGAAAAGCAACTTGTAATGATAAATGAACTAATCGAGGATAAATTTCAATTTGCTAGCGATATGAATGAGGTAGTAGAAGATGGAGTGGAACTTATGTCTTTAGCAGCCCATCTTAATTTTGAATTAGGTTTTAATCAAGGTTATGCAAAATCATTAGAGGTGGAAGAATGACCAAAAACAAAAGAGGCAGAATCTTAAAACTTGTAGAAAGAATTACTAAAAAGATAAACAGTTTAGGTTATGCGACACCTGGAGATGCTTGCGAGATTGTAGAAATGCTTGATAAATTAGAAGACTATTTAATGAATTATAAAGCTTATAATACAAAATTTAAGGAAGATATTAGGTATTTACGTTATCTAGCATGGTCTATTGCCGCCGCAGGAGCTGATAGGCAAAAATACTATGATGAAGAAACTATAAAAGATTTAGGCATTTTAAAAGACAAATTGTACGAATGGACTTCAAAAGAAATGGACGTAGAAGAATGAAAATAAGACTACTTAATCCGTACTACGAGGAAGAAATCGAAGTTGAAGAGAGTTTAGTTTATTTCAAGTGCTGTTATAGGAATGTTGAATTAGGAATTGTAGACTCCATAAAACTAACGCAAACAAAATGTTATGACAGCATGGGAGCAGAAAGGTCTTGTGGTACAAGAATGATATTAATAAGCCCTAAACTTTGGGCAAAGGTGGAGGTTATAGATGAGATATAATGCTATAGATTTTAAAGAGACATACGAAGATATCAAAGATAACATAGGAGGCGGTTTTAGAAATGGCAAACATAAGAATGCTACAAAGTACATTCTTGACTAGTACCCCACTTATAAAGGTTATTAGCGAAGGTGAAGAGCAAAGTCACATAGTAGGTAGCAATCCACACGATCAGTTTATACTAGGTAGAAACGGAGGCTTGCACTACTACAACCTACAGTGTTGCGAAAGTACAGAAGAATATGGTTGCTATAAATTTGACTTGAAAGAACCGGAAAATGATTATGAAGAAATAACATTTGACAAAGTCGACTTTATAGAACTAATGGATATAGATGCAAAAAGATTTGGTCTTAAAGATGATTCAAGATACATTTTACTTAAAAAGGAAATAGAAAAGTTATTTGAGTGTGCTATAGAAGATAGAGAAAATGAGAAACAGGAAATATTATATAAGGTTTTAAGCGAAGTTATCAAAGACTCAAAGGAAGTCGGATGAGATACTTATATGCAATGAAATTAAGGCCTTACTATTAGAGGGATATGAATATGGAAATTCAAGATAATCAACCTAGACTAACAAGTGGATATAAAAAGAGACTTAATAGAGATAAGATTGGTAACGTGTTACAGATTATAAAATTCTTAGATAGGTATGACTTGAGTCTAACAGTAACTGCGGAAGGAACATTAGTAGTATTTGATAAAGATATAGATGATGTATTAAGAATTGACTCATACGAAGATCAGTTTATAAGAGAAATGCTAGGAATGGGTGAAATGTGTTGGAGTGAGGAATGATTTATAAAGTATTAAAATCAGAATTATTTATAGCAGAAACAAAACTTTTAGGAAAATATCAGCTATGGGAAAATAAGGCACTGCATCCAACTCATATTTGCCATTCTAAAGCTTTTGGCACAAAAGAAGATATTGAATATGCAACGAGTAATCATTTTTGGTGTGGATTTAACGTTGAAAATCATGAGTTAAGGATTGAATGTAGTTCTTATGGTGGTATGTGCGGATTTGAATTTACTAAAGATACTTTGAAGGAAGAAGGTCTATCTAAGATAGATAGGGATTGTATAGAATATACTTTTAAATTTATCAACACCTTAAAAGAAAAAGGGATTATATGTGAAAATGAGTTATGAGATTGTAGAATCCGGAAGCTATACAATAAGAAAGGTTGTAGAAGCGAAAAGTAAAAAAGAAGCTAAACAGATAGTTGAGAATTGGAAATATGGAGATCAATTCCCTGATGAATTTAAGTTTGAAGAATGTTTTGGTACGATAAAGAAATTAGGAAATGAAGGTTATAGATGATTAATCAAAGAAATGTAGAAAGATTATATCAATTAATTATAGAAGATGATGAGCGGTTATGTGGGAGTCAATGGGAAGATTTGGTTGTATGTGAGTATGACACACCGCAAAGTATACTTAATCAGTTTATAAATATATTTTTAAACAATACTTTTAGAGAATTTGATGAAGATATTGATGCATTTGTTTCAGTTGCTAACCGAGAAGAAAGAAAAGAAGCTTTGATTAAGTTTTTTGAAACTGTTGTTAAGGATTTGAAAGAGGATAAGGAATGAATTTTGAACAATTACAAGATAAGGTTTTAAGCTGGGCAGATGATAAGGACTTGCTTCATGCTGAAAATGCAGAAAAACAATTTATGAAATTTATAGAAGAGGTGTTTGAGTTTAAGACGGAGTTTGATTATTTGGTGAGGATAGGTGAAGACCCATCAGAGTGTTATTCTGATTATGAGCAGATAGAAACCCAAGAAAATATGAAACTTGAAATGGGAGATATTTTTGTTACCCTCATTATCCTTTGTGAACAGCTTGGGATTGACCCTGTGGATTGTTTAGGGATAGGCTGGTTAAGAAGATTGATTGTATTAATGCAGATTATGTGCAGCGGTTGGATATTAAGGGTAATTTCAAGATGATTGAGAAGTGAAGGGGGGTGGTTGTTTTGGATTATGATAAGTTAAGGTCGGCTAATAAGGATAAGGAGAGGATTTATATCGTTAAGTCAAGACTCAGGAATTATGGGCAAGATTTAGCAATTAAGGAGGCTATAGAGGCTAAGATTTCAATGTTAGAGGATAGCTTGTCAATTGGTGCTTCTTGGTCTTCTTCCGATGCGGTTAAGGGCGGAGGAAGCAAGCAAGAGGATAAGATGGTGGGCGTTTTTGATGATGTGGTGAGTCTTAGACGCACTCTTATGCAGATTGATTTGGATACTAGGGCTATTTCTTTTGCGATAAAAGGTCTTTCTAAGGAGGAGTTGTTTATTGTTAAGAATATGTGGATGACGGAGAGTAAGGCGGAGGCTATGAGTTTTCAGGAGGTGGCGGATAGGCTCCATTATAGCAAGAGTACGGTCAGAAGAATGAGTGATAGGGCATTGCTCTACATATATAAGAGGTTGTATTTAATTGAGGGGCCTGATGTAGATGTGAGGTAGGCTGGCACGATTTTGGCACGATTCTGGCACACTTGAAGCCTTTATATATGGTATTATAGTAGTGTGTTTAATTGGGGGACACCTCTGATTTATTTGTTTTACATAAAAGGGCAGGCTATAAGGCTTGCCTTTTTGTGTATAAAGCTTTTATCTAAGCTGCCATGCAAATCCTTTCGTATAACTTCATAGTTCTTTCTTTAATTTTATATTTCTACGGCGTGATGATTGTTCTCACGTGCATGGCGGTTTGGATAAGGGTTTTAAGTAAATGTTTTGAAAGCGAGGTGATGTGCTTTGAAGAAATTGACAATTAAACAGAAGAAGTTTGCTGATGAGTACATCAAGACTGGGAATGCTACCGAGGCATATAAGAAAGCTGGTTATAAGTATAGTAGCGATAATATGGCTAGCGTTGAGGCTCATAAATTACTAAGAAATCCTAAGGTAAAAGCTTATATTGATAAAAAATTATCAGAGTTAGAAGCTGAGACCATTGCTGAATCAAAAGAGGTCCTGCAGTACCTAACTGCTGTTTTAAGAGGTGAAACCCACGATGAGGTTTATTATAAGACTGAGTTTGGAGGAGAAGCCCTGGGACAAGTAAAGGTTCAGAACAAAGATAGGCTAAAAGCAGCTGAACTTCTTATGAGAAGATTTGGGCTTAATGCTTCTGACCTAGAAAAAGAAAAACAACAAACTCAAATCGAGAAAACTAAAACTGAAATACAGATTATGAAAGGTATATCAGAAGAAATTGAGGACCTTGAAGATATAGATAGGATGATTTATGGAGACGATTAAGAAAAGAAGGACAATTCCCTTCAGGTTTTCCAAAAAACATGTTGACTATATCAGAAGTTGTAAAAATAATACTTATAACATCGCAGAAGGGGCTGTAAGAGCTGGTAAGACTGTTGATAATGTTTATGCCTTCAGCCATGAATTAAGGACGACCAAGGACAGGTTGCATCTTGCTACAGGGTCAACTGCTGCAAATGCCAAGTTAAATATTGGAGATGCCAATGGTTTTGGTCTTGAATATATTTTCCGTGGTCAATGCAGATGGGGGAAACATAAGGGTAATGAAGCCTTAATTATCAAAGGTCCTTATACAAAATTTAGAGAGAGGATAGTCATATTTGCTGGTGCTGCCAAAGCTGATTCCTATAAAAAGATACGTGGTAATTCCTTCGGTATGTGGATAGCTACAGAGATAAACTTACACCACAAGGATTCAATCAAGGAAGCCTTTAACCGTACAGCAGCAGCTAAAAGACGTAAGTTCTTTTGGGATTTAAACCCTTCAAGTCCTAATCATTTTATTTATGCCGATCACATAGATAAGTACCAGAATATGATTGATGAGGGAATAGATTTTGGTGGATATAATTATAAGCACTTTACTATTGATGATAATATCAATATTTCCGACCAAAGAAAGAAGGAGATAAAACTCCAGTATGATCCTAATTCAGTTTGGTACAAAAGAGATATACTAGGTCTTAGGGTAGTTGCTGAGGGTCTTATTTATAAGCAATTTGCTGATAATCCAGACGATTATTTAATAAAAGAAAAACCTCACGAATTACAGATGATACAGATTGGAGTGGACTTTGGTGGTAATAATTCAAAGCACGCTTTTATTTGTTGCGGTATTAGTCGAGGTTTTAAAAAGGTCTATGCTTTAAGGTCTGAGAGATTAGAACCTGATAAGCCAACAGACTTATATAATCAACTTATAGACTTTGTAAGGGTTATCCAATCTACTTATGGAAACGTCGACCTCATATATGCAGATAGTGCTGAACAAGTTTTAATTAAGGGTATGCAAAAAGCCCTACTTGATGCAAATTTAAATATAAAGATTAAGAACTCTATCAAGAATCCAATCAATGACAGGATAAGGCTTGTCAATACTTTGATTGCCTCTGATAGATTTTTTTATACCAAAGATTGTAAGAGCCTTGGAGAGGCTTTATCTACTGCAGTATGGAAGGAAGAGGAAATGGAAGATATAAGGCTTGATGATGGGACAAGTGATATTGATACCCTAGATGCCTTTGAATATTCTATTGAAAAATTTATAAAGGTGCTTATGAATGTATAGGAGTTAAAATGCTAGATAGAGAAATTAGAGAAAGGCTGGGTAGTCTTGCCAATAATATTGATAATAATTATAAGATTTGGTTGGATTGTTATCATGGCGAGCCTTATTGGTTAAAAAATGATTATGATATTGATAAGTCTCAATCTTTAAATTTGTGTGCAGCTATAACAAGTGAGCTTGCAAGACTTGTAACAATGGAACTTGAAACAAAAGTTGATGATGAAAATATTGATTTGATTTATCAAAGATTTGTAAGACACATTAGAAAGTTTGCTGAATATGGATTAGCTTTAGGTGGAATTGTTATAAAACCATATGTAGAAGACTATTCAAGAAAGCTTATTGATATTGATATAGTACCTGCTAATAAGTTTATAATCTTAGGGTTTACAAGCTTTGGAGATATTAATCATATTGTTTTTATAGACAGGATTAAGAAAAAGGATAAGAAAGATAAGGATATATATTTTACAAGACTAGAAGAACACGAGATAGGCGATAAATATTTGATAAGTAATACTGCTTATATGTCTAATAATGCTGAAACTTTGGGTGATAAAGTAAATTTAAATTTAATAGATGAGTGGGCAGATATGGCAGATGAAATGATTGTAGAATCGGATAGACCTTTATTTTCATATTTCAAAAATCCTCAGGCTAATAATTTAGATCTAGATTCTAACGAGGGTATATCTTGTTTTGCTAGGGCTATATCATTAATCCAAGATGCAGACGAGCAATATCAAAGGATAATGTGGGAGTATGAGGGAAGTGAGCTTGCAATAGATGCAGATATAACAGCCTTAAAGAATACTGACACACTACCAGTTGGAAAAGAAAGATTATTTAGAAACTTAGGTTTAGATATGGGTTCAGGTAACAAGGATTTCTATAATGTGTTTAGTCCTGCAATTAGGGATTCATCTCTTTTTAATGGTTTAAATGGAATTATAAGAAAGATTGAATTTCTTTGCGGACTTGCCTATGGAACTTTGTCTGATATGGAGTTTACCGCAAAGACAGCGACAGAAATTAATACATCACAGCAAAGGTCTTATTCTACTGTAAAAGATATTCAAAATGAATTGGCGAGGTGCCTTGAAGATTTTGTGGAGATATTAAAATATTGGTTTAAGGAATTATCAATTCCATTTAATGATAATTGCCAAGTATCCTTTGACTTTGATGATAGTCTTGTAGTTGACTCTGAAACAGAACAAAAGATAAGGCTCCAAGAAGTGGCAGCAGGTATCTTAAAGCCAGAAGCTTATCTAAAATGGAGATATGGCGTAACTGATGATGAGTTAATCGACATACAGGCAGGAGTAGCTGAAAAAAGAGAAGATGTAGCTGAGGAAGAATAATGCTTAGTCCAGAATATATGGAAAGAGTAACCGACCACCTAATAGAACTATATCAAGGCTTAGAAGATGCCATACTTGAAGATATAGCAAAGAGGATAAATAAGAACGGATATTTAACTGCAACGGGAGAAAGACAAGCGGAGGTCTTGATTGAAAATGGATATACAAGTGAGGAAATAGGAAGCCTTTTAAAACCATACTTGGATGATATAGACGAAGAAATTCACGACATAATCAATAGGTCTAGTCTAAAACATTATGAAGATGAAATGAAAGCATACAGGTCTGTTAATAAAAGCTTAGTTGATTTGCGTAAAAACAACCATGTAAACAATACGATTGCTAGTGCTATGGATAGACTTATAGAGGGAAATAGCAATATAACAAAATCTCTTGGAGTAGTTTATAATGGCGAGAATATAAAATTAAATGATTTCTATATGAAGTCCCTCAATCAAGCAGCTTTTCAAGTTGCAAGTGGGGCTTTTTCTAGGCAACAAGTAGTTAGAAATTTAGTAAACAATCTATCTGACTCTGGAATAAGAGTAATTAACTATCAGAATTCAGGAAGAAATTATACTGTAGAATCAGCATCAAAAATGCTTGTAAGGACTACTGTTAATCAAATGACTAGTGAAATATCTTTACTAAATGCTAAAGATATGGAACAAGATTTGATGGAAATATCCGCTCATGCTGGAGCTAGACCAAGTCATGCTGAATGGCAGGGGCAAATAGTTTCATTATCAGGTGATAACACCAAATACCTAAGTCTTGACGATATAGGCTACGGAGATGTTGGTGGATTTCTAGGAGCAAATTGCAGGCATAATTGGTATCCTTTTTTTGAAGGAATATCAGAGAGGAACTGGACTAAAGAAACGCTTGAAGATATAGACCCAGAGCCTTTTGATTTTGAAGATAAGGAATACACCTTCTACGAGGCAACCCAAAAACAAAGACAAATAGAAAGAACTATAAGAAAATACAAGCATAGAGTTATGATGTATGACAAGGTTGGAGATGATGAAAGCAAGCTTATCGCACAGGTAAGATTACAAAGGCAAAGACAGTTATATAAAGACTTTAATAAGGCTGGCAATCTTCGTCCAACTACTGTAAATACCAATGTTTATGGGTATAATAGAAGTAAGGCAAGTGAGGAAGTTTGGGCTAATAGAAAAGCACAAAAGAGAGCAAACATTCTTTACGATTTAGGTTCTGATAAGCTTAACTTAGATATTTATTTAAGAGATGAAAAACTAAGAAAAGCTATCAGAAATGATTTCAATCTCAACATAAACCAAGGTAGACAAGATAAACATATACAAGGCACAAATAATTATAATCAAGAATTGGCACAAGGTAGATACAAAAGTTATTTACTAGAAGGCGTAGATCCACAAGATTTAGTTAATAAGTATGCTGGAACAGGAGAATTAAGAAGAGTTGAAAATATAGGCAAATGGATTAATAAAGAATTTATTGAAGCTGATAAGGACATAGGATATTGGATAGATATTAAAACTGGAGATGAAGTAATCACAAACAGATTTTCAATATCATATAGTAAAGGAAAAGGAGTTCATATTGTACCAGCGAAACCAAAACATTATAGGAGATGATTCTATGACATTATTAGACATGATGTATAATTCTGAAGGTAAAAATATAAAAGTATTTTTCAAGGATGGAACAGTAAAAGAATTGTATTGTGAAGAATATGTACAAGCCGAAGACGAATGGGACGAACCGATGCTTTTTTATGGGGGCAATGGTGCGATTCTAAAATCACAAATTGAGAAAATAGAAATATTAGACTAAGCACACTAGCAATTGTTAGATGTGCTTTTTTAGTACGAATTTATCTATTATTTAATTATTTCCTTGACTGATTGAATGATTGAATGTATAATTCAAAACAGGAGGTCAAGATGAAAACAATTACGGTAAGGCTTGATGATGAATTGCACAAAAAATTTAAGCTATATGCTTTAGAAAACAATAAAAGCATGCAAGAGATCATTGAAGAGTATATAAAAAAAATAACAAAAGAAAGTAAAAAATAAAAAAATATTTTTAATTTACCCTTGACAAGTAACGAGTAACATAATATAATCGTTGTAACGAGTTACAAAAAGGGGGTGAATTAAATGAGTAGAGCAGAATATATGAAAGAAATACGAAAGAACAAAAAAGCTTTCAGTGTTCTACTTGAAAAAGAAAGATTTAAAATCATTGATGATTACTTAAAGAATGAAAATATGAGTAAAAAAGAATGGTTAGAATCTAAAATAGATGAGATAGAAAGACAAAAAAAATAAAGGTAGTGTTGACGTTCAAACAAAACTACCTTTAAATTCAACGATAAGGAAATCCTCATCTCAAATATATTATAACTCATTAAGGGTTTCCTTTCAATTAAAAAGGAGCTAAAATGAATAGTATAACAATTAATAATAACAGTATTGAGAGAAAATTATACAACAATCAACCAGTAGTAACTTTCAAGGATATAGACTTAGTACATGAAAGAGTATCTGGGACAGCTAGAAGAAACTTTTATAAGAATCAAAAACATTTTATAGAAAATGAAGATTATTATCTTGTAACCGTTGAAAATGCTAAATGTACGAATTTCGTACATTCAAATCTACCACCTAAAGGTCAATATCTTTTCACAGAAAGCGGATACCTAATGTTAGTAAAATCTTTTACTGATGATTTGGCTTGGGAAGTTCAAAGACAACTTGTTAATTCTTATTTTAGATTAAAAGAGGAAACTTATGAGCAACTAGAAATAGAACCACACAAGCTAGAAAAGAAAACCTACAAGGGTAAGCCTGTTATGACTGTTAGGGATATAGTTTATTTAACTGGACAAACTAGAGATTCTTTAAACTGGGCAATTAAAAGAGACGGCTTGGGTTTGTTGCTACAAGGTAGATCACTTGAAGATTTTAGAGAAGAAAATAGTTTTGTTTTAGGAGCTACAAGAAGGTTGAATATTCTCTTTAATGAAGATGTTTATAGATTGACAAAAAATCAAAATATACCTGGAGAAAAGAGAATTAGAATTAATGAGTATTTCAATAATTCATCTATTCCTAGAGAGGAAAAGAGTATAAAAGTAAAGGATGTTGAAATATTACAAAAAGTAGAAAATTTAAATGCCTTATATTTTCTAATACAAAGATTTGGCATTGATGAAAAAATGAAAGGTGATATAACTGAAATAATTTCAGAGAAATATGTTGAACTAGGATTTCTAGACCATAAATGCAGAGATTTGCGTGTGCATACTCTTGAAGGTTGGAACTTGGGTTGTAAATTTCAAAATTATAAAATGATGATTATAAACAATTAAATAGTATTAAATTAGGAAGCTTTCGGGCTTCCTTTTTTTATGGGAAGATACCGAAGTGGAAAACGGGACGGTCTGTAAAACCGTTGGCTTAGCCTTCGTGGGTTCGAATCCCATTCTTCCCACCATGGTCAAAGCAGACCTAAAATGCTGGAATGTTACTAGTCTAAAGTCATAGCGACGACTTAAAAAGCTTAGGAATAGGAGATTTTATGAAGACAGAAGAACTCAAAGAAATAGGGCTAAATGATGAGCAAATAGCGGCGGTTTTTAAGTTAAGAGGTCAAGAAGTAGAAGATTATAACAATCTAAAAAAAGAGTATGAGACCTTAAAGACTGAAAACGAAAACTATAAGTCCCAAGTAGCAAGTGCAAATGAGCAAATAGAAGCCTTTAAAGATATGGATATAGACTCCATAAAAGCGAGTGCAGAGGAATACAAAAACAAATATGAACAAGCACAAATCAAAGCTAAAGAAGATATCGAAAGAATTAATCTTAATAATGCCATTGATTTAGGCTTAGTTAATGCTGGAAGTAGAAATTTAAAAGCGGCAAAAGCTTTGCTTGATATCGATAGTCTAAAGGATTCTAAGAATTTAAATGATGATTTAAAGGCACAAATTGAGGGGCTAAAAGAAAGCGACTCATACCTATTTAAAATTGAGGGAGAACCAAAGCAAAAAGGCATAGGTAAGTCAGGTTCTATAGGTGATAAGGAACTTAAAGATATGACTTACGAGGAAATGCTTCAAGCTAATAAGAAAGGTATTTTATAGGAGGTTATAATGCCTAAATTATTTGACAAAACATATTTTAATGCGGAAGTATTTGAAAAATACGTTGATACAATCGAGAGAGAAAGAACAAACGAACTACTAACATCATCTGCTATTGTAGAAAGGGCAGACCTAAAAACTAGAATGGACGAGCAAGTAGGCGGTAATATTATTGTTACTCCAATTGCTGGTATCCTATCAGGACAAGCTGACAATTACGATGGATTAACAGATATCAAGTCTGATTCTACAAATACTTTTTATCAAAAAAGAGTGGTTATTGGTAGAGCTCATAGCTGGACTGAAAAGGACTTTGTTTTTGATATAACAGGCGGTCACGACCCTATGAGAACTGTCGCTAATCAATTATTAGATTGGTGGGCAGACTTAAAGCAAGATTCGCTTCTTGCAATCCTTGAAGGTATCTTCTCAATGACCAAGGCAGAGGATAAAAAATTTGTAGACGCTCATACTTATAAAGATAGGGTATTTGGACAAGTAACTTTAAATAACGCACTACAACAAGCCTTCGGAGCAAGAAAGAAAAACTTTGCAGCAGCTATTATGAACTCAGCTGTAGCAACTCAACTTGAAAACCTAAATTTAATTCAATATGCAAAATACACAGATAGCAGAGGAATAGAAAGACCAATGGCTCTTGCAAATCTAAATGGTAGACCAATTATTATTGATGATTCTTTACCAGTTAGCAAAGAGGGAGAATATACAACATATATCTTTGGTCAAGGTGCTTTTGAATATACAAAAGCAGGTGCTAAAGTTCCTTATGAAACTGACAGAAACCCAATGAAAAATGGTGGAGAAGATACCCTATACACTAGAGATAGGTTCTGCTATGCTCCAAGAGGTATTTCATTTACTGAGGCTTCTATGGCTTCATTATCACCAACAGATGATGAATTGAGAAAGGGAGCCAACTGGGAAGTAGTTAAAAATGCAGATGGAACATTCCCACTTAACCAAATTCCAATTGCTAGAGTCCTAACTAAACTTGAAGCGTTAAAACCAGCTGATGGAGAAACAGCTAACCCAGCAGCTTAATTTAGAAAGGGGTTAATTAATGTTAACCTATAGTGAATTTAAAGAAAAAAGCCCTAATGTAGATATAACTGAGGGGCTTTTTCTCTCCCTACAAAGGAGGATTAGAAGGCGTATAGATTGTTTGACCTTTGAAAGAATAAGTGATGGAGATAAAACTTTACAAAAAAGGATTGATGATGTAACGCAAGATATTATAAATACACTCTATTTTAACTCTAGAGAGCTTTTAAATAATATCGAGGGCAATTCATCACAAAATATAAAATCGGAGTCTGTAGGTCAATATAAGGTGGAATATGCACAAGCTAATAGTATATCTGTTAATGAAAAAGATAGATTCACCAAAAACGTGATTGATGAAATGATAAGAGAAGCGTTTATCCATACTGGGCTGATGTATAGGGGGATAGATGATAACTAATGCAAAAGTAACGATACTTAAGAAAAAAATAGTCAATCGAGAAAATAAATACGTTGTATTAGGGACTTACCCTTGCCATTGGGAAGAAACTAGGGGGATAAATACTAATCGTACTGCTAGAAATAGGGACGATATAGACAAGATAACTTGTTTTATACCTAATGAGCTCTTAAGAGAAATAGATGTTGAGGACTTAATAATCAGAAATGACGAAGATAAAGAAATAGAACAGTTAAAAACAGCTAAAGATTATGAGAAAAAGTACAAGGCGAAGATTGTAACTGTTTCAGATGTTTTTGATTTTGGTTCTAAAGATATGCAGCATACAAGAATAGGGGCGAATTAATGATTTTTTTTGATAAGTTCGATTTCGACAAAGTTAAAGCCCTAAAGAAAAGAGACCTAGATACAGGTGGAGAGGTGCAGAAGTTTATCGACAGCGAATGTATAAGAAGAATGGACCCCTATACTCCTAAAGATGTGGGAACTCTTATAGGGTCAGCAACTAGTCAGACGAGCATAGGAAGTGGAAGGATAGTACAGCAAACACCATACGCTAAGAGGTGGTATTATGAGCCTGCTAACTTCCAAGGAGCACCTATGAGGGGAAACAGGTGGTTTGAGAGAATGAAGTCAAGCCATAAAGACTCAATCTTAAGAGGTGCAGCCAGCATAGCAGGAGCTAAGGCAAAATGAAGTCGATAATAGAAAGTATAAGGGAATATTTTCTTGATTGTGATTTGTTAGATAGTGAGGCAAGGCTAAATGTTGATTTTTTAGGAGACCAACCTATAGAATATGGCATTTATACCGAGCCTATAACGCCGTTAATTAAAAAATATGTAGATGGTGATGAGTTGAAACAATTTGGATTCATCTTTACTACAAGAAATTATATGGACGGTGATACAGTTACACAATTAGAAAATAGTGCTTTCTTTGATAAATTAGTTAATTGGATTGAAGAAAGAAATTATAAGAAAATATTTCCTAAATTAGATGGGGATAAATACCCTTTAAAGTTAGAAATAGTAACGAATGGATACTTGTCTAGTGCTGAAACAGGTTCTGGTCAGTATCAAATACAAATGAGATTAGTTTATATGGAGGTAAACAATGGCTGAAGCTACAACATTACAAAATTTAAAAGAATTTAAAGGTCTAGTATTAAGGGCTGATGTGGTCTCCTTTATGGAAGTAGAGGGAAAATACTACAGAATGAAAGGTTTTACAGACCTTCCAACATCTAAAGAAACCGAAGAATATTCAAGAAAATACGTTGATGAGAAATCAGAAAGAACTGCAGTAACTGGTATGACTTCAACAACTGACTTTACTCTAGATAGATATAAGGGTAACCCAGTTCACGAAAGAATTCAAGAAGTTTTTGATAAAGAGCAACTAGCCGATGACGCTACAGTTAATATAGTGGTAGTTGATTTTGCAAAAGAAATTGAAGGACAAACTGGAAAATATTATGCCATTAAAAGAAATCATACAATCGTTCCGGATTCTGCTGGAGATGGTACAGACGCTTATCAATATTCTGGAAGCTTCAAAGCTAATGGAGCCCCAGTTGAAGGATATGCAGAGTTAGGCGATGGCGATACTGAATGGTTAACAATTAAATTTACAGAAGGTACTGCAAAAAAAGCGTCTGAAGGAACATCAGGAAGAACTGCTTAATTAAAATATTATGGGAGCTTTATGCTCCCTTTTTTATTTAGAAATAATTAAAAATAAAGGAGAATTTCATGGCATTTAAAAGACAAAAAAGACAATTAATTAAGTTTGAATTTGAATTTCAAGATATTAATGGTGATACACAATCATTAAATTATGAAATTGAGCATGATACAGATTTAGCTAAGAAACTAACTGAAATAGGAAAGCTAGACTTCAATACAATGTCTTCTACCGAGGCTAAACAAGCTCTTAGAAAGGCTTATGATACAATCTTAGGCTTTGGTGCAATGGATAATATCCAAGAAAAGGTATTTGGAGGAGATGAGCTCTTGCTTACTGATTATTTAGCTATTGGAAATTATCTAGTAGAGGAAGTGGATAAGGCAAATAAGGAGCTTGAAAAGCTTACAAATACATTTAAATTTGGAGAAAAAGGTCCTGCTCTTGATGGGATTATAGTTGATGAAAAGTGAATAACCTTATAAAAGGACTACCAAAAACTATTACCGTTAATGGCAAAGAAATTGCTATAAATACGGATTTTAGGATTTGGATTAGATACGAAGAAATAATGCTTGATGAAGATAAAGAAGCAGAAAAACAAATTATGGAGGTCTTAGATACTTGCTTAGTAGATGAGTTTACTATGACAAGACTAGATGATTTAGAAAAATTATTCGATGAATTGATGTGCTTCTATGGTTTAGGTGAGAAGATAAAAAACGAAAAAAAGGCGGAAGAAGATGAGGAAAAAGATTCGGATTTTAGCGAAAAAAATAAGATATACTCTTATGAATATGACTGGTCCTATATATATTCAGCCTTTATGGAATGTTATAATATAAACCTTTTTACCGTTAATCTTCATTGGTGGGAATTTAAAGCTCTTTTTAATAGCTTAAATGACAAGTGTCTTTTCTCAAAAATAATGTCTTTTAGATCTATGAAAATTACATCTAAGATGAGCAAAGAAGAAAAGAAATATTATAGAGAAATGAAAAAAATATATGCTTTGCCAGATGAGAGGACGGAGGAAGAAAAAGAAAAAGCCTTTGCTAGGTCTATGATGGCAAGCATGCAAATATAAAGAAAGTGGGGTGAATTATGGCAAGTGATGGTAAATTGCTATTTGATACCAAGCTAGACACCTCAGGATTTAAAAGTGGGCTTGCTTCTCTATCAACGATGGCAAGTGCAGCTGGTAAGAGTATAGAAGGCGTTACAAGTAGGGCAATAAATGGAATCAAGACAGGATTTAAGGTCGCAGGATTAGCTGTTGGTGCCTTTGGTGCTTATTCTGTAAAGGCTGGTACTGATTTTGACGCTGCAATGAGCGAAGTTGAAGCGATATCAGGAGCGAGAGGAAAAGACCTACAAGCCTTAAGAGATAAAGCTAAAGAAATGGGAGCTACTACCAAGTTTTCAGCTACTCAATCAGCAGAAGCCCTTAAGTACATGGGTATGGCAGGCTGGAAGAGTCAAGAAATGCTTGATGGTCTACCTGGAGTTATGAACCTTGCAGCGGCGTCTGGTGAAGATTTAGGGCGTACGTCTGATATTGTAACAGACGCTTTGACCGCCTTTGGTCTGAGTACTAAAGATACAAACGAATTTGTCGATGTATTAGCGGCAACCTCAACTAATTCTAATACCAATGTATCTATGCTAGGCGAATCCTTTAAGTATGTAGCCCCTGTAGCTGGAGCATTAGGATATAAGGTACAAGATGTATCCGTTGCTTTAGGATTGATGGCCAATCAAGGCATTAAAGGGTTAAAATTGTGGCCCGCTTATTAAGAAATTAATAAGAAAAATAACTATGTGAATTCGGGGAATGCTAAGTTAATAAATTAAAATATATAATGGATAACGTCGGAACAAAGAGTATAATAAACTATATGAAAGGCGTTATGAATGAAGAAATTAAGTCAAAAAGAAGTTCAGAATAGGATTGATAAAGCACATGGAAAAGGTGAATTTATCTTATTGGGAAAATATATAAATAGAAGAACTAAAACATTAGTTAAACATATAAAATGTGGTTATGTTTGGAAAGCTAATACAGAAACTTTGATTAATGGATTTGGTTGTCCTAATTGTGCTAACAATCAGCAAAAAAGTCATGATGAATTTGTTAATGAAGTCAGACAATTGACTAATGGAGAGTATGAAGTTTTAAGCAGATATAAGTCGAATAAAGAATATGTTAGATTTAAACATAATAAATGTGGACATGAATTTAATATGACCCCTAAAGCTTTTTTAAAAGGTCAGAGGTGTCCTAAGGAAAGATATAAAAAATCTGCAAAATCAAATTCTATGACTTCAAAAGAAGCAAATAAAAGAATGAAGATTTCTACAAATAATGAGTATGAAATTGTTGGGGATTATGTTAGTGCATCAAGAAAGGCACGAATAAAGCATAACGAATGTGGCAATATTTTTATGGCAAGTCCTACTAGGATATTTAACTTATCTTCAGGGTGTCCAATATGCAAAAGTTCGCACGGAGAAACATATATTAAAAATTTCTTGGACGAAAACAATATAAATTATAAAACTCAATTTAGATTAGATGAATGTAGAAATATAAGACCTTTACCTTTTGACTTTGCTATCTTTAATACAGACGGGACTTTACAGTGCCTTATAGAGTTTGATGGGGAACAACACATTAAACCTAAGTTTGGAATTAAAGAATTTGAACGAACTAAAAAGAATGACTTAATTAAAAATGAATTTTGCTTAAGTAATAATATTAAATTGATAAGAATACCTTATAAAAGAGCAAATTCGAAAAAAACGAAGTTGTATATATATAATATTTTATTTAATAAGTTAATCCCGAGCCAAGCCTAATAGAAATATTAGGAAGGTGTAACGACTAGAGTGATTAGACTAAGTATAAGCACAGTATCTACTGTGTTTTTTATATGTCAAAAACTCCACGAGCGCATAGCAACGTAACATTAAGTTGACGTTGAAGATATAGTCTGAACTTATAAGAAATTATAAGAGGTAAAAGATAAAGAACTTTTACGATAACATAAGCACAAGCTGGAACTTCCTTAAAAACATCTCTAGCTAGATTGGCGAGCCCTACAGGCAAAGTTAAGTCGGAGATGCAGGCTTTAGGTATATCAATAACTGACTCCAGCGGACAGATGAAGCCTTTTAGTCAATTAATGGTCGAGATGAGGAACTCCTTTAAGGGATTAAGCGAGTCTCAAAAAGTACAAGCCGCTTCCACCTTATTTGGTAAAGAAGCGATGGCAGGTATGCTTGCGATTTTAAATGCGAGCGATGAAGATTTTAATAAATTAACTAACTCTATCAATAACTCCACAGGTGCTGCAGAGAAAATGGCTAAGACCATGAATGATAACCTTAAGGGCGATTTAACTATATTAAAGTCTGCCTTAGAGGGGCTAGGAATAGCTTTATTCGAGAATGTAGATACGCCTTTTAGAGAGGTTGTACAATCTGTTACCAAGCAAGTAGATAGACTTAATAAAGTGGTATCAACAGATATAGGACAACTGCCAAAAGTATTAGGAGATATGATAGCAGAAGGAGCGGTAGCGATAGCTGGTAAGGCTCCTAAGTTCATTGAAGCAGGAAAAACTATAATTTTAAGCTTTCTAGATGGATTACAAAATAATTCGTCTAAATTAGCAAGTAGTGCAGCAAAGATAATTACAAGCCTTGTATCGGCTTTTATGGAAGTAGGGGCTAAATTATTTGATGTAGGCGGAGATATTTTAGTTAAACTTGCGGAAGGTTTAACAGCTAATGCTCATATCTTAGTGCCTAAAGCTATAGAAATTATAGGAAAACTAGCAGAAAGCTTTAATAGAAATGCTGTAAAACTTTTAAAAGTCGGTCTTGACCTACTTAAAGCCATAGCAAGAGGAATCGCTGAAAATCCAGATGTAATTATAAAGGCGGTACCTCAAATATTGATGGCTTTATCTATAGCCTTTGCAGCCTTTAAAGGACCAGCAGTAGCTAAAAAAATGATGTCGTCTTTAGCTAAAGGTTTATTAGGTGAAAAGCTAGCTGTTAGCAAGTCGGCTGATGGTGTAATTAGTAGTTTAATACAGTCTTTTAATAATAAGGGCTTAAAATTAAATACTGCAGGTGGAAAGCTTGTAGATAATATTGCTAAAGGGATTGCTAGCAAGGCTTCAAATTTAAAAGCGTCTGGATCAAAATTGATTAGTCCTTTAATCGAAGGTTTAAAAACAGGTTCTGGTAGGCTTTCTAGCATTGGAAGTAGTATCGTAACAGCTTTATCAAGCGGAATAAATAAAGTTGGAGGTAGCAAATTTGCTGCAATCGGTAAGGGATTAATGACTACTTTAGGCGGCGGTATTTCTAAAGGATTTACCCTTATATCTGGATTAGCAGCCAAGATAATACCTTTAATTGCAGGAGTCTTATCTAATCCTGTTGGACTAGTGGCGGTTGGAGCGATATTAGTTGCATTTTTGATAAAGGGATTTAATCTAGACTTACCTAAGATAGCAAATTCTGCTGGTAAAATTGTAGGGTCTATAGCAAGTAAGATAAAGCAAGGAGCGAGTGCTCTTGTAAACGTTGGGAAATCATTAGTAAATAAAATAGGTGATGGTATTAATGCGGCTAAAGGATTTTTTGCAGATGTCCAAGCTAAAGGGTTGATATCAGTTTTAGGTAGTAAGTTAAAAGCTGGAGTAGGAAAGCTTAAAGAAATAGGAAAATCCTTTATAGATGGCATAAAGCAAGGCTGGAACGAAAATGAAAATCAAGTTTCAGATGAAGCTAAAAACCTACCTAAAAAAGTTAATGAGTCTATAGATGGTGCCGAGACTAAGCCAACTGGTGAGAATATGGTAAAGGGCGTAGTTGATGGTCTAAGAGATGGAACTACAGATATATCAACAGCCTATAAAGACCTAATCCAAGGCGGAGTATCGGACTCAGACGCTAGGGCTCTTATAAGGCAAGAAGGAAAGGCAAGCGTAGAAGAATATGCCCAAGCTATATACGAAGGGTCTGGAAGCGTAAGGAGTGCTTATACTGCTATAAGGACATCTGGACTTGAAACTATGGAAGCGGCTGAAAAATTCTTTGAGATTGCAGGTCTAAATATCGATGGATACGTCAATGGTACAGAACAAGGCGGACAAACTTACCGAGAAATGCTCAAACAATTTATGGAGGATGGTTTTAGCGAAATTGAAGCTGTAGAAAAAACCACCGAGATTGCTAGAAAGAACATGGAAGGCTATCAAACAGGGACAGCCGAGGGTAAGGAAAGTATTTTAAATGAATATAAGACCATGATGGATATGGGACTTACTGAACTAGAAGCCTTTGATGAAATGTATTCCAAAGGTCAAATAAATGTCGACGCTTTCGGTCAAGGTTCACAATCGGCTAGTGAAGCGGCTTTAGGAGTGTACAGACAGCTTATAGACTCTGGGCTAACCTCTTTACAAGCTATAGAAGCAATGAACCAAGCTGGACTCTTGAACATGGAAGGCTTTGGAGCAGGAACTAATGCAGGTAAAGCAACAGCGGAGCAAGCTTATATAGCCCTTAGAAATATGGGGTTAAATGAAGCTAATATTCAAGAAGCCTTAAGACAATTAGGATATCAAAATGCAAGTGCATATGGTGAAGGCGTATCTAGTGGTGAAATGAATGTTTCTTCCGCTTATCAAAATACCTTTGCTAATCCTCTTGAAGCTAGGTCTTCTTTACTCTTTAATGACGCTCAACAATCGGGATTAAATACTGGAACTAATTTTGCTGAAGGTATAGGGCGTTCAACTATGGACGTTACGACAAGGTCTCAAATGCTGGGTCAAAGTGCAACTGAAAAATTAAATGCAAGCAGTCAAGAAGCACAAGCTAAAGGAACAGAATTAGGAAATAAATTTGCAAGCGGTATTGACTCATCTAAACCTAGTGTAGAAGCGTCTACAGAAGCCGTAGGTCAAGGAGCAGTAAGTTCTTTAGATAGTAAGGTATCAGGATTTGAAAGTGCAGGACGTACATCTATGGATGGCTATAGTGCCGCTATAAGCTCTGGAGCTAATAAAGTTGTATCTGATGTTAATTCTATGGGTAATAAAATCCAATCAAGCCTAAATGCTACTTCTAGTCGAGCAAGTGCAAGTGCTAATTCGATGATGAATAGCATAACGTCAAGCGTTAGTAGCGGAGCTAATAGGGTACAAAGTGCTTTTAGCAGTTTACAATCTAGAATAAATTCAACCTTTAGTAGCCTAAGCTCTAATATTTCAAATCAATCTAGAAGCATGATGAATAACTTTACCTCTACCGTTACAAATGGAGCTAACAAGGTCAAGAATCAATTTAACAGCATGAGTAACAATATAAACTCAAAGATGATAAGCACAGCAAATCAAGTAAGGTCTAACGCTACATCTATGATGAATGGACTTGTAAATGCTATAAATAGCGGAGCAAATAGGGCTAAGTCGACTGTATCCTCAATGTGTTCTAGTATGGCAAGTACTATCAACGGATATAGGGGTTCTTTCTCTTCTGCTGGATATAATTTAATGTCTGGACTAGCTGGTGGTATATATGGCGGTAGGTCTGGAGTAATATCGGCGGCAGTATCAGTTATGCAAGCTGCAGTATGGGCAGCTAAAAGAGCAGCCGCTATCCACTCACCTTCAAGAGTGATGAGGGACGAAGTCGGTCGAATGCTTACCAAAGGTTTAGGAATTGGTATCGAAGATGAAGAAGGTTTTGTAGTAAATAAAATCAAAAACACAATGGAAGCTATAAGAAATAAGGCTAAAAATGCAGTTCTATTTGATAATAAGCAGTTAGGAGCTAATTTAGCTTATAGTTTTGCAGGTGGAGCAATACAAAATAAACAAGAAGTCGAAGTCCAAGTTACCAATGGCGATGTTACAAGTGTAATCAATCTTGATTCAAGAGAAATCGGAAGAGCGGTTACTCCTATAGTTAGCCAAGAAATCAGTAAAGAAAAGAGGCGTAGAGGGTGATAGCGTTTAATTTAATTAAAGATTTAAGACCATATAATGCTCATGTTTTGGCATATCCTATAATTGGGAATACCGAAGTCGTTAGAGATGAGTTTAAAACTGATAATGGTCTAGTTTTTTATAGTAAAAAAAGGACAGCTTTCGCCCCTGTCTCTTTTACTATAGAATTTAAAGGAACTAAAGAAGAGATAAGAAAAAACAGAAATAAAGTATCAAGTATTTTAGAATATGCAAAGATAACCTTTGATAATGAAATATTTTATCAAGGTAGATTTTTAGAAGAAGGAATCGAAACAAGATACTTTTATCAAAATATCACCTATAAAGGCAAAGCAATAGCGATGTTAAATACTCAGATAAACGAAATCCCTATAGGTGAAATTGTTAGAATTTATAATAACGGAAATCTTCCAACGCCTTGCAGAATAAGGCTGGAGGGGAAAACTCCTTATAAAGTTACAATCAAGGGATTTGATGATGATATGAGTATTCGTGGAATAGATGGCAGTGCTATTATAGACTCAGAAAAGGGACTATATAAAACTGATGGTATAGATCAGTTAGAATTAACTAGCTTTCCTTATATCACAGACTATGTGGATATACTGGTGGAAGGTAAAGAAGGCTTTAGATGTTTTTTAGAGTTTGAAGGGAGGGTTTTATGTTAGTCTATAAAAATGATGTAGACGAGCAGTTTGTTTTCTCTTACTATAGAAATCTATATTTTGATGTAGGGATAAACGAATTAATAAGCCCAGTCTTTGAAATCCCAAAGGAATATAGGCACCTTTTTGAGGTGGAAAGTCAAATAATCGAAGATGGACAGCTATATGATATAAAGAACATTGAACCTTTTTATGACGGATATAAGGTCGAATGCAGACAAGCAGTCTACACTTTACAAGCCCAATTTAATAAGAGCTTAAACTTCCCATATCAGACTTTCGAAAATATTTTAAAAAGAATTTTACCACAGGGTTGGTCTTATAAGATTGTCGGAAATCTCAAAGAGAGAAGGACAATTACAGCGGATCACAAAGATAGTTGGCAGGTCTTTAATGAAGCTATAAAGAAGTTTAACTATGAGTACAAAATTAATTCAAGCAAACAAGAAATTATTGTAGGAAAAGAGTTAGGCACCGACAGAGGGGCTTACTTCATGGACGACTTTAATATTGATGATAAAGATATCACAGAAGAATCGTTTGAATTTGCCACCAGAATTATTCCAGAAGGTATGAATGGCCTTAAAATTAATCAGATAAACGAAGGTAAAGATTATTTAGAAGATAAGTCCTATTCGTGGAAGACTATAACTTATCATTGGAAAGATGAAAGATATACAAACATCGAGAACCTTAAAGAAGCGGCAGCAGAAAAGCTTAAAGCTTTATCTAGACCAAGAATGACGATAAAGCTTAAGGTTAAAGATTTATCCGAAGCAGTAGGCGTTTATGCTCAAAAATATGAGGTTGGAGATTTTGTTTATCTGATAGATAAAGATAGGAAAACAAAGGAACGATTTAGGATAACAGCTGGAAGATTTTATCCATCTAAGCCTTTTGAAAATGAAATCAGCCTTACAAATCGACCAGTAGACATAGTTGATGATGTAAAAGAGACTATAGAACTTACAAAAGAAATGTGGGAAGAGACTAGGATAAAGTTTGAAACTACCGAAGAAGCAATTAAAAGCTCAGTGGAAACAGCAAGAAGACATACTGATGAGAGTTTTAAAATTTACAAAACCGAAAGAGAAGAAACTGATAGTAAGATATATGAGTCTATAACAGAATCTACAACTTATGTAGACCCTAAGACGGGGCAAACAAAGCCCATCGTTGAAAAGCAGTTTGAAATGGTAAAGACTATCGATGGAATTAATGTATCGATAAGCGATATGGGTAAAGAACTTTCCGAACTATCTGTAAAAGGCGATAAAATATCAGCTACTGTATCAGATAATTATAAAAGTTTAGAAAGTGAAATTAGCGTACAAGCTGATAGCATATCTAAAAAAGTATCTAAAGGCAAGATTATATCAGAGATAAACCAGTCACCAGAGCAAGTCAAAATTAAAGCCAGCAAGATTGACTTAATGGGTAACGTTAGCGTTAGGGGAGATTTTACCACTTATGATAGCTCGGATAATGTGGGTATTGAATTAAAATATAACGACATTAGGTGGAGGGATAATCGTTGGGAGAATAAAACTTTTGGAGTAATTAACGTATCTGAAAAAGTGTTGAGACGAGGCGAATATAGTTTTATGATAGGGCACTATCCTACATCTCAATTAAGCATTTCTTACTATGATAATAACTATGCAGGATACTTTCCATATATAACTTTTGATAGGTGGAATTACACAGGAGATGGAGGGCGTGAACACCCAATAGTCTTAAATGAAGGCGTATATATGGATGAATTTCACAAATTATTTTTAGGTGATATCGTCTTTGAAACGAATATTGATGGAGAATTAAAAATCCACCATAAAAGCAGGAATGCGGGAGTTAAAATAGATTCAATTGCAATTTATGCTTATTATGCTTCTGGTGGTCGAGATGTAAATAAAGAGATTGCAAGATTTTAGGAGGAAGAATGGATCCATTAATACAAATATATATTGATAGATTAGCTCAGTGCGATTACGATAATGCAAAGCTAATCTTAGAAAATAAAAATCTACAAAAAGAAAATGAGGAACTAAAAAAAGAACTTGCTGAGCTTAAAGAAAGCAAGAAAGAAGGTGATTAGATGGATACTACTAATCTAAGGCAAATTGAGGGCGGTACTGTTATCAAGCAGGCGGATAGGTCGTCAATCTTATCTTTTATCCTGCAAGATGCAAAAGGCAGGGAGGTAAAGCTTGATGGACAGGCAGCACAGGTAGCCTTATATACAAATATCGGTAAATATTGGGAGACGACTAGCACGGTAAAAGGTGCGGAAGTCTCTTTTTCATTGCCCGGTAATCTTGCGGTAGATGATTATTTGCTTGATATAAGTGTAGGGGGATATGTTTTTCCAAGCGACAGGGATTTAATTATAAAAGTTACCCAAGGATTTAGGAACTTGCCAGATAAGGAGACAGCTGAAAGGTCAGAAAGAACCCTTGAAGAAATTACAGCAGACGTACAAAAACAAGCTGACGAAAAGCTCAAACAAACTATAACTATAATCACAAAGAAAAAGGACACATTTACTTCTTATGTCGACACAAAGACTAGTGAAGTATCAAGTACAGGGGATAAGTACCTAAAGGATATAGAAGCGACTACAAGCCAAGCTAAGACTGGTATAATCGAAGTTGCTAAGCTAGAAGGAGATAAGCTTACGGCTAGCAGTACAGAAGCTATAAGCCTTATAGGAAGTAAGAAAGACCAAGCCCTTAAAGAGATAGGCTCTAAGGCTAAGACCATAGCGGATACAGTAAAGTCGGACGTGGCTAGTCTACTTAAAGACTATGTAGGCAAAGAGCCTGGTAAGGGACTTAGTGATAATAACTTTTCTGATAGGTATAAGTCTAAGCTTGATAACCTTGATACTGATATAGATAAAAAACTAGAGCCTAAAGCTGATAAGACCATGTTAGATGATGATGTCCAAAAGCTTAAAGACCTTATTTTTGACAGTGAAACTAAGTACCAAGGTGATATGATTTACACTTTGGATAGTGTGATAGAAAATGGAGAAGTTAAGGTCAAGGCAAAGGAGATAGGAAAGCTAGTAGCTAATGACTTTTTGAGGGTCAATGTCGACTCAGATAAGTACAAGTTTAGAATCAAGTCCACAAGTCAAGGAGTTATCCTTTTTTATAGTATGACTGACGACGCTTTAAGATATGCTATACACGTCTTTCCACAAATCAAGGACTATGAAATTGACTTTGGCAAGAAAGTTACAGGCGAGATGATTTTCACTTCTGTTACAATGCCAGAGGATAAGGTATCAGTTATTAGAGAGGAGGGGCTATGATAATAAGAGATAATTTATATGAAGGAGACCAAATTTTAAGCTATCCTAAAGCCAGAGGTATGTATAACTTTATTACAATTTTAAGTAAATCAGAAATCGATAATTTAGAAGAAAATAAAAAGTATACAATATCTTTAAATTTAAATCAGACAGAAAACGGTTCAGGATATGTTAATTTTGGTAGAGTAATAGGTTCTAGTTTACAAGATTTTAAGAAGAATAGTGTTAAAGATAGGCTAGAATTAACTTTTGATAAAACAGAGAATACGCGTATTCTTTGTTATACAGATTTAGCAGGCAAAACCGATGATGTGGGGTTGAAAGCTTTTAATATTAAATTAGAGTTTGGAGATGCAGCAACTCAATATATACCACACAAAAGCAAAGTGAAAGCTGAAAATCAAGCCATTTTCCCAATCGGGGGGGGGTATCACGAAGTCTACCCTCTATAGTGGATATAAGGGGGTTAATTTATGTTAATTAATCCTAATTTAATTAGTAAAAAAGATTTAAGTAATGATTATACAAAATCAGATGATAGGGCTTGGAAACATTGGAGATACGTGTTGCCTAGTGGATTAATTGATGGAGAGACATATACTGTTTCTTGTAAATTAAAACAAGGAAAAAATGGCTCTGGTTATGCAACTATACTTACTGCCAATGTTGGAATAGACGATAATAACGTGCTGTACGCAAAAAAAGTGCCAGTAAATGATTTTAAAGCTAGCTTTGTATATGATTCAAGCAAAATGAACTGCATAGGGATTTATGTAGACGAAGGAGGTAAGACAAATTACAAAACAGCAGAAAGGTCAGAACTCAAGCTAGAGAAAGGAGAGGTCAGAACGTTATTTATTCCAAATGAAAAAGATATAGAAACGGCTAAACGTCAATATTTTATCGGGGGGGGTACTTCAAGGAAGTATATCCTATCTCATAGATTTATTGAGCAATCTTCTTTTAGGAAGGAGGTTGCAGCGTGAGAATTAATGAAAATTTATATCAAGGTAAAGACGTTATAATCGATGCAGCTGATGATATATATAATTCAAAAACTATAAAAATTCCTCAAAATTTAGAAGAGGGTCAAGAGTATACAATAAGTTTTTTTGTGGAGCAATCACTAAATGGTAGTGGTAAGTTAAATGTTGTAGTAAAAGATTCTACAAATACATCTAATATTGCTTGGTGGTTTGCTAAAGGAAATTCAAAGTTTGAAAAAAGTTTTATATTCCAGAAAGACCAAACAGCGTTGATAATGTTATTTTCAGATGTGGTAGGAAAAACGAATAATATAGCAGCTTCATTTAAAAAAATAAAACTAGAAAAAGGAGATACAGAAACTCAATATATATCAAACAAAAGCAGTCTAGAACCTAGTAAACAAGCCATTTTCCTAGCGGGGGGGGTATTCCAAGAGGTGTATCCACTCTAGATTTAAAACTAGTCGATTTCGACCAGTTAAGATTGGGGGTGGGTTATGTTAGTTAAGCACAACCTATGGGCACAAAAGCCTTATTGGAAGCGAGATAAAATTGATAATAATTATAATAGTTTAAAAATAAAGATAGACCAAACAAATTTAGTGGAGGGAAAAAATTATATATTTTCTGGCATAACCAAACAAACCTCTAAAGGAACTGGACGATTTTCAATTGGAATAGGAGATGAAGAAGATGTAGGTTGGTACATGTTTCCTACAACAACTAATGTTAGAGAATTTACTTATAAATTTAAATATGTAAAAAATAAAATGGCATATTTTTATGTTTACACAAACGTATATGAAGCATGTGCAAATATAGGTATAGAGCTATTTAATCCAACAATATACGAAGAAAATAACATGAGTGAAGTTTATTTGCCAAATGTAAATAACTTATCAGTTACAAATAAGTCTTTATTACCACCCGAAGGAGAATATCAAGAAATAAGACCAAATAATTAAGAGAGTTTAGACTCTCTTTTTTATATAAAATTTTAAGGAGGTACACATGTACAGAATACAAAAATCATATTACACTGGCACAGATGAGACTAAGGTAAGACTCACACTACAAGAGCCTTACAGGGATTTTGTCGTATCTTTTAGCGGAGATTTGACAAATGTCGAAGATGATATCTTAGAGCAAAGAGCGATTGGTAAGCTAGCGAGAGAGTTTAGCCCATCAAAGGCTTTAGAAGATTTAGCAAAAAGACAAGAAGAGCAAGAACAATCAATTAAGTCTATACTAAAGACAATCACACTTGCTAAAGACTTGTCGAAAGACCAAAAGGAAGAAATCTTATCTAGATACGACGAGTATAAGGTAGGTAAAGAGTATAAAGAAAAAGATAAATTTATCTTTGATGGAAAAATTTATGAAGTTATCCAAGAGCATAGAAGCCAAACTACATGGATACCATCATCAACACCTTCCCTATATACCGAGTTTTTAAACGTAACGATAAAAGATGAAGCAGGAAACACAAGTGAAGTGGTGGCAGAATTTAGACAACCTACTGGAGCTCATGACGCTTATAACAAGGGGGACAAGGTAAGTTTTGAAGGGGGAATATATGAGTCAACCGTAGATAGCAATACCTTTAGTCCTAGCCAATATCCTGAAGGTTGGAAGAAGATAGGATAAAATTAATTACTCATAAAAGGTAGGTGATAAAATGACACTTAATTGGCTAGCAGCAGCTATTGTTAAAAATGGACCATTAGTGATAATAGCAGCTATTTTTTTAAAAACATATATAGATGATACTAATACGAAAAGAGAAGAGAGGAAGGAGGATAGACAACTACAAAAAGAAAATAACCAAAAACTAATTGATCTTACTGAAAAGTTTGCGGTAAGTACTAATGGAACTAATAGCAAACTAGGCGGATTGTCAGAGAAACTAGAGGTACACTCTACTTCTTCTGGAGCTTCCCTTGCTGAGATTAAGCAAGGGGTCAAGAAAATACAAGAGGATGTTACTGTTTTAAATACTAAAGTTGATAATATTATAATTGATAATGAGAAGGACAATGAGGGCTAGCGAAAGTTAGTCCTTTTTAAGAACATATAAGGAGGTAAATATGGGAAGTGTAAAAGCAATGATAGACTATGCAAAAAGTAGATGGCATGTACCTGAATACGTTATGGGTGGAGGAAGAATCGGAAAGGAAGCAAGCTATAACAGTGCTACAGACGACTGTTCATCTTTTGTTTATAAGTGTCTTAAGAAAGGTAAATTTATACCTGAAACAATGTGGAATGGATCCACAGAAGACTTGTTCAGATTAGCTAGAGAAGGCAAATATCTCAAGGAAATCTCTTATAATGAAGTAAGAGAAGGAGATATCTTTGTAAAAGGTGTAGAAGGCGGAAGCGGTGGAGAGTATGGCCATACTGGAATATTCCTAAGAAAAGGAGAGATTATCCACTGTAACGCTGGGCTTAATTGGACAGTAACAACAAATAACGAGAATGAGGGATACTGGTATTACCTAGATGATTCATATTATCCTGTAAGATACTTTAGACCAATAGGAGCAGTAGAAGAATCTAAGCCTAAGCAAAAAACTACTTCATCTACTAAATGGCACAAGGTTAAAGATGAAGATTGGCACGGATTTACCACTACTGTATGTAATGTAAGGGCTTATCCAAGTACGGATGCACCAATAGTCGCACAGTACGGAGCGTGGGAAAATATCTACTACGATTCTGTATATGAAGAAAACGGATATAGATGGATCTCATATATTGGTGATGAATCAGGAGAAAGAAGATATGTAGCTTATAGATGTACTAGTGGAGATACTACTCCATGGATACTTTTTTAGCTTGACAAATGATACTATATATGGTACTATAATAGCAGGAGGTGAAAAGTATTTGACTAAAAAAGATAAGCTTATCAAGAAGATGAAGACCAACCCCAATAACATTAGTCCGGACGAAATTGAAAAAGTGTTAGAATGGGAAGGATTTGAAAGAAGAAAATCCAACGCTGGTAGTCATAAAGTTTTCAAAAGAAAGTCAGACGGTAAAGTTTTTAACTTAGTATTAGCTAGAAATCCAGTAAAAAAATATCAAGTTGAAGACCTACTGAAAATACTAGATGGGGAGGATTAGCTCCCCTAAGACTAGTCAAATACATTTTTATGAAAGAGTTAAACTATTATTTATCTTTACCATGGAATGTAAAAATTCATAAAGTTAAAGATGAGGATGGCGACTATTACTTTGGGCAAGTTCAAGAAATACCTGAAGTAAGGGCAGATGGGGATACCCTTGAAGAATGCTACAATTTAGCAATGGAAATGCTAGCAAGCAACTTGGAAGTAATGATTGAAGATAAAGAAAAAATTCCAGAACCAGTTGATAAGACATATTCAGGCAAATTTAATTTAAGATTGCCTAAATCATTGCATAAAAAACTTGCGGAAGAAGCAGAGGATGAGGGGATTTCGTTAAATCAATTAGCTTTATATAAATTAAGCATGTAAGAATTAAGCGATTACTTTTGTAGTCGCTTTTTTAGTACAGAAATTTAGGAGGAAAAAATGATTTTTAAGAACGACAAAACTTACGATACTTTAAAAACTATATCGCTAATAGCAATACCAGTGAGTACCTTTATAATTGCGATACTGGGAGCTTATAACTACGGACATGTGGAAAGAGTTACTGCGGTACTAGCGGCGGTTAATGCACTTTTGGGAGCACTAGTTAAGATATCAAGTGAGGCGTACAAAAAAGACCAGGAATAGAAAAAACTAAGACCATCTTTAATTAGGTGGTCTTTTTTTGTGCTTATTTTTAAAAAGTATTGACATAATTTACTATCGATAGTATAATATAAATATAGAAAGGAGGTAAGCAATGGATATTATTGAAAAAATAATAAGCCTTGCAACTGCGATAGTAACATTAACAACCGCTATCGTACAGTACAAGGCTAGCAAGAAGGATAATTAATTATCCTTCCCCCTTACGGGGTCGATAATATAATACTTTATCCATTGTTAAAAGCAAATGACTATAAGAGTTATAACACTGATTATATCTATAATGGCCTTAATAATTTCTTTAAAGGCTTATAGCAATTCTAAAAAAAGCTAGAGGAGAAAAAATGAATAAAAGTAGTGGACAAACAGAAGCGAATAAAAAATGGCAAGATAAAAATAGAGAATACACAAGATATTTAAATGCCAGGAGTGCAGCTAGGGGCTTTATAAGAAATAGGGCTACATTAGAAGATTTAGAAGAATTGAAGAATATGATAGAAGAAAAAGAGAAGGAATTAACTTTTCTAAGGTATTAACATACGCACTTGAAAAAGAACTAATTAAAGAATAAAATGATATAAATGGGTTATCCTAGGCCGTCTATTGAAGGCGGTCTTTTTTTGTGCGTAAATTTAAAAAAGTGCTAAAATTTGAATTTATAAGCTAAATATTATCACAATAATTAAAATATCCTAAATATCTTCATTTATAATTAATATTAGTATACCTATGGTATGGCTAAAGATTTTAAAACGCTTATAAGGGCTTCTAGGAGCTAGGCTAGTGTTTACAAGGGGTGTAGAGGGGGTATAAGATAATTTCTAAAAAACTTATTGCATAAAAAAAGAGACCATCAGCCTCTCATTTTTCGTCGTAACTAATTCGATATTTGTTACGAAAATTGTTACGATATTTTGATTTTTTTTGACGTTTATAGAACTTCGGGTTTTTATAAAATAGTGATTTAAAGCCTCTTGACGTTTCTTGATTTA